AAAATATCAATGTATGTTTTGTCTACACTAAAAATCGGAATCTCATCATCAACAGTCCATCTTGAACGAGTTACTTTTTCCGGTGCCATTGGATGATCTATTTCAGATGAGTCTAAAATAAAAAATTCCTTAGTAACACAAAATCCTCTTTTCTTATGTACTTCAAGTTCATCCCAATCAATTTTTTTATCCATTAACATTGATAACATTTGTGCAGTACTTTTTCTGTGTAATTCTTTAGTAGAATAAACCGATTGAGCAAGTGCAGAAATAGAATTCTTTATTGCATCTTGCTGTCTCCATATAAAGCAATTCACAACTTCATGCTTAGGTATATTAAATACTCTTGAATCAAATGTGGCTGGTTTGCGTCTATCCGGATTGTTTAACCAATACATTCTTTCCATGTAATCATTGAAATGGTATGTTGCTATTGATGCAGATAAAGATACTATCTTTTCTATATTACCATTAAACCATTGTTGTGTATTCTTTTTATCATAGTCAGAAAGAAATAATGTAATCTCATCGGACTGCGAATACGCAATTTTTACATTCTGTATTTCTTCACAAAGTTTTTGTGTAGTATGTTTCATGGCATTTATTATTACATCATCAAATGGTCTATTAAACCCCTTTGTGTAAGTATGAAATGCTCTTCCATCAAGACGTATTATAACAGGTGTTTTAGGCTCAAGAAACTTTTTGTCAGTTTTCTCGTATGCCTTCATCCTGTCTCCAAGAGTCTTAATAGCTTTATCAAATATTCCCTTGAATATCTCTATTATTGACATAAATTATTTTTCGTATTTTTCGTAAAAGAATAATTCCATACATTTAGCTCTTATGCCATGTGTCCTTGTAATGTTATTCCAAGCGACTTCGTCAAATGGTAAACCAGCAACTAAAAATCTAAGTTGCTCGATTTTAAATTTAAGTTTTTCAGCATCATATTCTTTGTGAGAACCTTTTACAATAACAAACTCATCAAATAATGATTCAAGCTCACTGATGGTTTGACAGTCTTGAACTCTTTGAGTTCTTAATACATCTTCTGCGATTAGTGTTTCCATTGTGTTTATAATTTTATTATTGGTCCTTTACCTTTAATCCATTCTTTTAATTCTCCTACAGTATACCAACCATGATTATATTTAGTTTGATCTACTGGATTTAAGAAGAACCAAATTTCTGTTTTTTCTTTATCTTTCCATGCAGGCTTAAGTGCATAGTAATCTCTTTTTGCTTTTATTAAATCTTCTTCAATGCCAGTCTCTTCTGCTTTCTTTCTTATCTCCCATGCTTTAAAATCACTTGATTCTAAATCTGATTTAGTTCTAGCATCTAATAACGAAGGTATACAAATAACTAATCCATGTTTCCCGGCTGTAAATAATGCTATGTCATTCTCTAAAAACCCTTTCTTTAATCGTTGATAGTATTCGATGTTCGTTGTAATTAACATGAAACTGTTATCGCCCCAATATCCAATAAGATTTTGACCACCTGCTTTATTAAGTTCCCATGCAAGAGATTTGATAGCATCATCGAGAATAGTGTCATTCAATTTTGACGATGCATAATACATACAGCCGAAATCTCCTTTTTGTTTAAACTGAAGAGTCTCAGGTTTTATTGTAGGAATTCTGGCGGCTATTCCAAGAGTTGGTTTTAATACACCGAATAATTTTTTAAATCCATTTACTGTAGCATTGCCGGTATAAGTCTTAATGCCGAAAGCTTCACGTATTCCTGAAATTCCCATTTCATGTTCAGCACAAAAATCGTATCCGAGATTAACACCACAAAATAAATTGTCGTCATTTAATCGCCATGTAGTGTAATGATATGCTTTTTTCATTTATGGTTCTCTTCATCTAAATATCAGGGCAATTCTGGGGGAGAAGTAAATATAGTGAAAATTCGTTTCATATAAAACAAAAATGCAAGCTTTTTTACGGCTTGCATGATAATAAATTTAATGAAATTATTTTTTACTTGGTCACCTTACAAGTAGTCGATAATGTAAGTTGTTCTGCAGTAGCACATGCTGTTGCCATTGCACCTGGTGTAGGATATAATTTAGCATCAACAGTTGCAGATAAAGTTTTTAAGAAAGCAAATAAAGGTTCACCGCAAACCATACTAAATGAAGGTACGTGTCCTGCTTTTGTTTCTTTGCCATCTAACCATACTTCTGGTGCAGAGGCTTTAATCCTTGAACCACCAGTTAAGTTTATTTCTGAATCAGCTGTTATTGTTATGTTGTTTCCTCTTAATTCTATTATCGCACTTGTTCCCTTGTGTTCTATTACAATTGAGTTATCATTAGCTATATTAATTCTTGATTCTTTCAAATATAGAGTTAAACCTTTTTGCTTAGTGTAATACACTCTAAGCTTTTCATCATCGTCATAAATAACAGAATGCGCATTTTGATATGAACCACTTATTTCATCTTTTAAATCAGTTGCAAGTTCTTGTATAGAATAATACTCAGGTGAATAAATATTACCGTTATTAAATTTCACATGGACTACTGCATCTTTCTTAGGAGTAGAAAATTGTCCTGAACCGCCATCTTTACCAAACGACAATCCTCTTCTTGGTGAAGCCCATGGAAGATCTGCATCTTCAATAGAATCGAATTTACCAAATACACGGATTCTACAACGACCAATCTTTTTTGGATCTTCGTTATTTACAACAACCCCAAGAAATTCCATTTCTTTGAGATCATCTTTTATCCATTGCGTTCTATCTATCATTATAATTATTTATAAATGTTTCCTAAATCCTCTGTCGATTTAACAGGTCCAGTTGGATCATAAGCTTTTCCTAAATCGATTGATTTTGCAGTACTTAAATCAGTTCCAGGAACATTTGGATATACATCTTCTCTTCCAAGTGGTGGAACTCCGAGTTGTTCATTCTTTCCTAAGAAATTATTTAATATTCCTGATACAGAATTATTTCTGAAATCATATACATTACCAAGGACAATTCTATTTATAGCTTCACCAACTTTGTTTACTCCTCTCGCAATTAAATTACCAGGGATTCCAGATATTTGATTTAATCTATCTTGTAAATTACTTTGTAATCCACTTATAGTATTAGTTAAAATATTATCTGCTCGTGTATTAAATGCTTTGTCAAAGTCTGGTATAGATGTACTAAAATCACCATTTTCTTGATTAACACCATCCTTTAAAACAAGATCCATTAATTTATAACTATGTTTTTCTGATATATGTCCTACATTAATCTTAAACTTTTGTTTTGCCATATTCATATTACCGTCCATAGTAATAGCTCCATCTGATGGAAAGCTTTCAGAAAAATCAAATGTACAATGAGTTAAGTGGAATTCCATAAGTGATACAAGATCTGTAATTGCCTCAAATGAAGCCTCTGCTGGTTTCTCTTCAGGCCTTTTCATTAAGAAATCTTTTGTACTACTTTCTACATTTGGATTAACTGTATATACAGCGGGATTAATTTTATTAATCGCATCTGATATTTTGTGAAAACTTCTCATCTCACATACTTGAACTCTAACGGTAAACCACATTAAGTTTTCCGGAAGAAGCCATCTCATAAACTTTGGATCATAAGTTGCTTTTCTATATGAATCAGCTAATGCGGTCAATCTCATATCAATACTTTCAAGACAAGAAATTTCTAATACTTTGTCTTTTCCTCTAAATGGATTAAAATTTTCACCATGTTCTATTTTCCAAAGTTCATTCAGTCCTGTTATTGATTGAAAGAACCACGGTGATTGTGTATTAATGAATCTAAGGTTTTGTTTAAATCGTTCTAACATTTCAGCTCTATTAGAATATCCTGTTGCTTTAAGATACCTTTGTGCACTTTCAAGACTATTTGTTGAATCAGGTTTAGAAAACAGTGGATCATCAGTCATCCCATTCTCCAAATTCCTATGGGTTGGATCAAAATCAAATTCAAGCTTAAATCCTAAATATGTAGGATCTTCAAATCCACCTTGCACAGTAGTCTTGAATCCTTTATGAAATTTATTAAAATTATTTTCCCAAAATGCCATTGTATAAATATATTTTTATTGTAATGATGGATTACTTGGTATCGCCCATTCTCTTCTTGCTAACATAAGTTCTTGCACAAATATACCATCATCACTTGACCAATAAAATGTCATGCCATGAACTATATAATATCCACTTAAAAACTTATCCTGACTTACTTTATCTTCTGTACTTTGGTCTGGTTCAAGTGTTTGCTTCTGTCTTGATTCATTATTAACATTCATAATAACAACAGGAACTCTTTGTCCTCTATAAATATTAAAATTGCATTTACCAAGATTAACTCTTAACATCATCTTTTCTACCTCTTCATTATTCTGTCTGTTTTGAACTAATGCATGTACAAAATTTTCGTGACAATTTCCATCAGGTAAACCATACTGAACTCCAATCATTTTATACTTATTATGTTTTGAATAGAAGTCTTCTTTTATTCTTCCCTTTAAAAGTATTTTATCTTTTGTTCCTTTAGTACTTTCTGGTTCAATGAAATAACTTTGATATTTTTCTTTTGGTTTAGTAGTAGATAATGAAGCATCATAGTATTGTGCATATCTTCTATATCCATTGTCCATAACAATTTGACCTGCTTTATTTACTAGTGTATATCCTTTAATATAATTTCCAGTAGCTCTCATACTATTATGATTACATAATAATAATTTTGTGTCAAATTTTTGTATTTCTTTTCCGGCAAAAAAATCTTCACTAAAATTTAACATCTCAAGAGAATCTTCTATTTCTAATTCATCTGAAAATTGATTATTCATATTTACAAAATTCAAATAATAATAATGATCAAAATAACTTTTAAAGAAACTGTTTTCATCTTTATATGAAGCAACAGTAATATCATTTAAAAATTTATCATAAGTATCAAATGGATTTATCCAACTTTGTTTATCATTTGTAGCAGTTTCATTACTCGCAAATCCAATTTTCAATTCATTACATACTGCTATTATAGCATCATAAGAAGTTTTGTCTTTAAAGGTTTTACACCATTCTGCATACATACCTGGAATTCTTAGAACTCCTTCAATTGTGAATTGTTGTACATCACCTGTTTCTGATTTACTAGGAAATGCATTGATAGAAGTTATTTCGAAATCACAGCGAATTGGTTTAAACTCGTCACTCTTACTTCTAATGAATAATGAAATAGGATCTCCGTCTTTAGGAAAAAACTTTGAAATAAAAATACCGTCAGATATAGTTACACCTATTCTTAGACGTGGCATAAAACCAGTTTCATCTAAATATAAACTATCAATCTCATTTTCATTAAATTGATATTTGTTTATTTCCACAAGTGGCCAAATAGCACCTGACTGACTATACTTCTTTTGAGTTGCATCATCAGCTGGTTTTGCTTGGTCCATCTGATCTATTAAGATAGTTGGCTTTGTTATTGTTAATATTTTTTTCTCTAATGACATGTGTTATTATTTAAAGGTCTTCTTTTCTAATAATTTAGCTTTAACTACTGCTCTTGACAATACTTCAGGACAACTGTCCTTATTTCCTACGACATCTCCACCAAAAATAACAATACCATCTTTAATTTCAATCTCCTTAGAACCGATCTCAGCAAAATTAGGAGGAAGGTTTGAAGCTGGATTAGCAAATTCTTCTGATTTCTTCTTTATAAGTTCTAATCTCTTTACGTCTTTCTTACTTAATCTATTTACATCAAAGAATTTCTTTCTTATATCAGCTTGTTTTTCATCTTTACTCTTTCCAACAGTATTTGTGAAATTCTTTTCTAAATCTGTTTTATCACCTATTATAAGTATTGTTCCTTTCTCTAAAGAGAACGGATTAGAAATACCATTAAATTTTAAAATGTAATCAAGCTTACTTATATCACTATAATAAATTTTAGCAACAAGATCAGGTCTCATTTCCAATTCGTCGGAAACAATACCGACACCAATTATGTTAACGTCATAATTATAATTAAATGATGTAGATGTTAAATCAATTACATCATCTCCATTGGCACTATGTCCATCCGATTTTTGTGTTAATGTCTTAATAGATAACATTTATATTAATTTTTTTTAGCTGGAGGCGATGGACTTTTAGTACTACCAGACCATGCTTTTGTTATATCCATTTCCTGTTGTGTAAACTTAGGACCCCACATAGATCTCGTATCAGCTGTTTTACCTGGCGTACTACCTATATGTTCTTTTTGTTCTTGTGGAGTCTGTTTCGCATTTTGACTTTTATCAACTGCACCATTTTGTCCAATAGTATTAGCTTTATTACCGGATGTATCCATATTAGACTGTTGTGTTGCTGAAGACTTAAAAGCAGAATCAGTTAATCCATAATACATTCTACCATTACCTAAGTTAAATATAGATTCAATATCACCTTTATC